TTCTTCGTCTTCAGCCTGAGCTTTTTTCTTGGCTTCTTCAACATCCTCAACTTCTTTCGTGTCACCAATAAGATCTTGAGCTTTCTCGCCAACGGAGCATGCGGATTTGACCTTCTTGGCTTCTTCAACATCCTCTTTAGGTTCTTCGCCTTCTTCGTCTTCAGCCTGAGCTTTTTTCTTGGCTTCTTCAACTTCGTCTTCAGATTCTTCACCATCCGATTCCATACCAGCAACCATCGCCTGAAGCTCTTCGTCACCCATGGCCGCGATCCGAGCGACCACGTCATCGATGATCCGTTGCTTCTCTTCTGGAGCGATTGGTTCTGCATCTGACTTCACGTCAGGGGTTGCACCAGCATCCGCGCCTTCGACTTTTTTCTTCGGCTCCTCGAGCTCTTCTTTTCCTGATTTATCTTTATGCATAGAGTTCTTTTTAATTGGGAGAGGAAATATGTCTTAGCTTAATGCTTATACAATCTCTGTCTCATAGTTTTTCATAATGCTTAAGCTACAAGCTCAAACACTTCCCATACTTTAACACGAACAATCACGTTCACCATTACTAAAAATTTTTATAATGTTTGGCGACATCGGCCAAGAAAGAAGCAAAGACTCGTTCCTGAGCTTCTGCTAACTTTTTCCTAGAGGAGCCTGCCAAAGCTTTCTGAATATTCTCGACCTTGCACCGAATAAATTTATCGCCATCCTTAAAGAATTCGATACCTTCCATGATGCCTTCAACGAACGCTGAAGAAGCCGAAGGGTCCTGAACAATATCGACGGACGCGAGAATAAAATCGTCCTTCACGTAGCTCGAACCATCCCGATCTTCGACGGAGCCCATGCCACGAGAAGACACACCAAGCTTTACGCCACCTTCAATGAGACCTTTAACGACAAGCCCCATGGGGGTATTCAAGATCAAAGCTTTTCCAATGACATTATCGCCATTCCATTTCAAGGATGTAATGCGATGTGAAACTTTATCCAGATTGATGCCAGGACCATCCGGATGATTGAGTTCACCGACCGCACGGCCCGTATCAACTTGTTCTTTGACAAACTTGTTAACGGCCTCAGTCAGAATGCGGCGAGGATAAATTCGCTTATTGCGATTTTCTTTTTCGGCCTGCATAAAAATGCCTTCGATGAAAGTCTTACGAGGCTCGCTGGCCGAGGCCGACTCCGTAATATACTGGAGATCTGAATCTTTATATTCCGTAATTAGTTTCATAGGCTTTTCTTCAAGATGACGGGCTTTATTCCGTTCTGTGTAACGCGCTCGATTCGAACCGCATCCTTCTTAATCTTGCCAATAGGCATCATGATCTTACCTATCTCTTCGGCCGCAGCAGAATTATTGAATAAGATAAATTCATGTAGATTGAAGTATTCATTGGCTAACACCTGATAGTCAGATTCGATCTTCTTGAACTTCTCCTTCGTCTTAGGATTTGTTCTAAGAGCATTGATTGGCTCTGTTCCTTGTGCTCCTTCTGAACCCTTTGCGCCTACTTCGAAATTCGAATCGATCTGCTCTTTATACAGGGCCTTTATTCGAGCAACGATACTTGTTGTATCGACCGTACCACCTAGCCGCAGATCATTTATCTCATTTGGCCGAGCGGCAACAATCTTAATCCCCTTGCATTCATATATCTTGCCGTTACTCATCTCGATGTCACCAGTCTTACTACCACCACCGTAAATGTATGCTTCATTGTAGATAAAATATAGCATTGCCTCACCAGGTCCAATTCCGTCTAGGGACATTTGGAAGAGCTTGGCGAAATTCTCAGGATTTTGTTTCTTTAGTGCGGCGATCGCATCATTGGCGTCTTTGTCCGTGATAATATCGCCGGCAATACATTTTGACAAATCGAAGTTTGGAAAGAAACGCTTCTTGATGATATACTGAATTTCTTTCTTACGATTGGCGTTTCGCAAGAAGTCCGCGGTAAATAGATTCAGAGTTGAACAATTCTCTACGCGACTCAAAAATTTTGAATCAAGCTTATTGATATCAAAAACCGGCGCGCCTTCCGTAATTACTTCTGAATTCTTTCGCTTATTTGAATTTAATCGCCGGCTCAAATCTTCCATGTACATCTTTTGTTCCATCGCTTTAAGCGCGGCGGCCTTGCGCGAAAGGGCATCAGAAAAAACTTCAGCAAAAGCTTCTTGACTAGAAAGAACGCTGGGCGAGATTGAATTAAAATTCAGCATGCAATATCAAGACTTTTCTTCGGGCTGAGGAGTATTATGCAACTCCGAAGTAATCGTAACCGTCTCCGCGGTCAGAGCGGCCTGAACCCGCGGGCGGAGAACAGCCTCGAGCTCGAGGCTTGCTTCTTCTTTGGTCCCGCTAATCAGTGAGTCTATGAATTTGTGCATAATAATATGATTCTATTTATACAACCTGGTTATTCATCTCCTACACGATACAGGAACCGGCCGGTTCCAACATCGAGGAAGATGTTGACTTGATTTTCAATGCCCAGATCTTTGAGATAGGAAAGCTGGCGACCCGTCAATTTGACGTTCTTATCGATATCAACAAATGTTCGAGAAGGCTCATGGACCAGTCGCGCCCATCCACGATGCCCAAGTATTTCATCGGGCGTATATGGCATGCCTTGAAGTTCTTCGGCTTCATCTCCCAGAATATCCTTGGCTACCTTCTCGTGTTCCATTCTCGATCTGACTGGAAATTCCTTTCCAGAAGGAGAGAGCCATCCACCATAACCTCGGCTCTCACAGAGATAAACATCACGAATGGTTTGATAGAGAGTGTGGGCCATGATTGAAATTTAATTGTTCTTCACCGTTACTCTCTAGAGATCTTTTTGATAATAATCTGATTCTATTTATATTGATTTACTTTTCTGAAGGCAGTTCCGGCGCGTCTGTTTCAGGAGCATCAGGATCAAATTTCGGAGGAGTTTCCTCAGGTTGTTCATCTGGGGCCGGAGAGCCCGGCTCTTCGGGCGGAAGATCTTCGGAGCCTTCTTTAGGTTTCTGAGTATTCGATTCATCCGCAATTTCTTTGTCAATGGTCACAATATCTTCATCGGATTGCTTGAGGATATTCCGACGAATCCACTTATTTGAATAGTATTTGCCAATCGAGCCAGACATCTTATCAAGAACTTCAGTCCTCGAGGAAATAATTTCCATGTCCTTCAATTCCGTAAAGAAGTTATCTCGTTGAAAGTCAATTCGAAGCTTTTCTTTGATGATGGACCAATCATCTTCCGTAATAATACCTTTCAGAATAAGCTGCTTATGTAGAATGTCAATGAAGAGATAGGAGAACTTCTTTCGGAGGCGGTTTACGAATTTCTGAAATGAAACTTCCTCACGAGATACCTCGGTCGAACGCCCCACGTTATATGCAGCTTCAACGTCAAAGCGGGAGATTGGCACATTCATGCACTGATACAAGGCTTTCTTGAAGTAAAGGATATCATCGATCTCTCCAAGGTTCGTTCCACTTGGAAGAGTTGTAATCTCCGTACTACGCCCACCTTCTCTCCGCGGAATCCAGAAATCTTCGAGCATCGACATGTGGCGGCGATCATCGCGAATCGCTCCGGTCGAAGCATCATAGATAAGCTTGTTCCGATACTTCGCCATGATGCTTTGCATGTATTCTTCCGCCTTCCCCTTGGGAAGATTACCAATATCAACGTAGAATATCCGGCGTTCAGGCGCTCGAGCAATACGATAAATGACCAATGAATCTTCCATCATGCGAAGTTGATTCACGGCCTTCAGTGCTTTATGAAGATAGGAAATAACTCGGCGCCGGGCCACATCAAGAATTCCTGAAGGAATATAGATCATCAGGTCTAAAGGGATCGTCACACCACTATTCAATGTTGAATTTGTTCCCAAGGATACCTGCGCATTGGCCGGCGCGGTCGAACTTATATTATCTGAATAGACAAAGTATTCCGACGCGACCGTCGTGATACTGGCTCTGGTCTTAGGATCCGTAACCGTTTCAACTTCGCGAACTTTATTTATTTTTGTCGGATCAACGTAGCGGAGTTCAAGGATGCCTTTCTCTTTATGAGCCTCGTCGATGATCAGGTGATAATAAGTACGTCCATCAACATACCATTGCTTAAAAATTTCTGAACCCTTTCGGTTGAAATCAAGGAGAGTAACGACCTTATCAAATTCCGCAAAGATTTCTTTCTTGAGCTCATCGGAATATTCCAGATCATCTAGGATTAAAGTAACTGGAGCCGAGTCATCGTCCGAAACAATTGCTTCATCGACAATTGAATTTACGGCATGATCGCATTCCGCTTCCGCGGCCGCGCTGCGATACTTGGCAATTAAATCTTTTTCGGATAACCCACCAGACACCCCATCAATATCAACGTATTGCCCGTAAAAGCCGCCAGTCGTAATCGTCTGACTTCCATCCTCTATTTCTTTAGGAATAGGCGAATTGGAAACAAAGGAGTCTTTCTTGGTAGAATTATCCGCGATGATCTTGCCGAATTGGTATCCAAATAGATTGATTAGCATAATATTGATTCTATTTATATTATTGTTCCGAACAAAAAAATCCTCCGAATCATTTGCATAATTCGGAGGATATGACTAAATCTTAATTACGCTTTCGTTTGCCCGCCACCAGTCCAGTACTGGTAGGCGAGCTCAATTGTGAATTCTTCAATGGCATCCTTGGAATCGAAATTGAGCTCAATTTCGCTTAATGATATGGGCCAACATCCTACGAATTTGTATGTAGCCAAAGGGGCCTCGCCTTCTTTCGAAAGCTGATCAACTTGCCAGTCTTGGAAGTACTTCGCTGGATTAGCAAGTCCAGCGTTCGATTCATGTTTATCAATGTCGGACATCCATTTTTCGAAGGCTTTACGAATCGAAAAGGACGTATCATTGTAGGCCGTGATCTTCCATGCTTCAAAGAGCTTATCGCCCGCGATCTTTAGTTTACGACCGCGGAATGGGACCTCGATCGCCGTGATAGTTGAAGCTGGCAGAGAAGCCGCCTTAATCATGAACGTAAGCTTCTCCTCGGTCGCGCCGCCGATAGAGCCAGTCACCTTAAATAGATTTGCACGCGCGCCGCCACCGCCGAGAGCACTTTTGAATTGGTCAATAGTTGTTGCCATAATAGTTTATTCTTTCTTAATTATTGTTTATTTATACCAATTTATTAGGAGTTAACTCCGATTATTTCATTGAAGCTAACTCCTGAACGAGTAGCAATAAAGTTTAATGTAATAAAGTTGATTGAATGCGCCGGCTTAATGTAAATGTCCGCGACGAATCGATTCGAATCAATGACTTCTGAAGTATTATTGCGCTCGTCGCAGACGACGTAGAAGTCAGTCACCCCTCGCCGGGCCTTAACATCTCGAAGGTAGGGTTCAATCATGTTCCGGAACATAGAGCGAGTGAATTGATCATTGAGTTCGAAGAGCTGCGACTTAGCGGCCCTAGAGCAAGCTTTTTCCAGAGTAATAAAGAGGCGCCGAACATTGATACGATCAAAGGCACTCGCCTTGGCCTGTGAGGTTTTATCACCAAAGAGGATCGTTCCTTGACCGGGGAATGTGACGATCGGATTCACGCCGTACTTATACAGTGTATCCCGCGCCGCCTGATTCGGATTGAAACCTAATTTGGTCACGCCGAGGAGTTGGCCACGAGTATAACCAGCCGGTGAGATCCATGGCTCTGAGATTGAATCCGTATAAGCACAAAGACCAGCCACGTGACCAGCCGCTGAAATCCAGATGTAATTGTCTTGATACTTATTATAGATGTACAACGGGCTAGAATCGAGAACCACATATGAGGACCTCGTAATCTTGTCGAATTTAGCAGTACCGCCCGCGTTCGTAATCA